ACAAGGAACGTACAATGGTCGAGTCTACAAAAGAAATGCTGGACGTAGCTGCTGCTTCTACCGCTGTTATGTCAATGGCTGCTTGGCTACCACCTACAGCTTCTATACTGACTATTATCTGGTTAGGTATTCGTATATATGAATCAGATACTGTACAAAGTATAGTTAAAGGAACAAAAAAACAGCTTGACAACAAAGACTAAATGGTGTATAATAGATGAGTATACTTACTACTTTAATAGGGCCAATCGCTAACTTAGCTAAAGGTTATCTATCTAATAAAGCAGAAGAGAAGCAAGCTAAGCATCAAGCTAAGATGTCAATTATACAGAACGATGCTGATTGGGAGTCTAAGATGGCTGATGCCTCTAAGGACTCGTGGAAAGATGAGTTTTGGACTATTGTGTTAGCTATACCTGTGTTCATGGTTGGTTACGCTATAGCTGCTAATGATGTTACTGTCATTGCTAGAGTAGCTACAGGCTTTGAAGCACTAGAGAAACTACCTGAGTGGTATCAGTACTTGTTGTTTATTGCTATAAGTTCTAGCTTCGGTATTCGTGGTGCTAGTAAAATAATGGACATGAGGAAGTAACATGGAACTAGACCCATTAGCAAGTCCTTTCGATACACAAGAGGAAGACATCTTTACACTTGAGCAGCCACGGGTTTCTTCTCCTGTTGCTCCTTATCAAGGAGTTACTCGACAAGACTACGGTGTAGGTAAGCAGTATGAAACAACTGAAGAAGCTTTCAGCCAGCTGCCTTCTTACCTTAGCGGTCTTGAAGAGAATAGAGCAACTACTGACAAGAAATACAATCGTCTTAACTACGACCCTTCTGAGTTTGTTAGAGCAGGTTTTACTCCAACACCCGGAAGCGTTAGCAAGGGCGCAGCCTTAGATTCTACTATCGACTACCTAACTAAAAACAACATACCTTTGTCTAAAGAAGTAGATGGTCAGACACGTTACTTAACGACTGGCTTAGGTGCTGATGTCTACAGAGCAGATGAAAACTTTGACTACAAAGCAGGTAGCTACGAAGCACAAGGCCCAGTAGGTACATACAGCACAGTTCACGTTGGGCCTGATAATGTATTTGATAGTCCATTACTTAATGTTGTAGGTATGTTTATACCACAAGTAGCTCTAATGACTACAGCTTTAAAGGTAGCTGCCGGTGAAAAGATTACACCTATGGAAATAGTAGGTGCTAGTTTAGCTGGTCTTGAGTACGCAGGTACTATCAAAGCTCCTACAGGTGCAGCCGCTGGAGGCGTAGGGCCAGTAGATACACAAGGCGTTGGTTTGTTAGGCACTACTTATAAACAAACAGAAACACTGATGAAAGCAGCAGCAGCCGATAACTTAGAAGGTGGTGTTGTTCAGGTCTTTGCCCCTCAAGTTATTGACAGTGTTATGAGTAAGGTACCTTCTATTGAGCTACCGGAAACAGGATTGCCTGAAGACTTTGAAGCTGGTTTAGTTAAGACTGTAGAGAAGATGGCCGGTGGTGCTAGTTTTGATGATGCTATTAAGGCAGGTGGTATTGAGTTTATCAAAGAGGGTGGCTTTAAGCCTTTAGAAGGTGTCATTAAAGAAGCTGTCAAACCAATAGGTGAGATACTTGACCCTATTGCTGATGCACTTAAAACAGTAACTGAACCAACCAAAGAGTTTTTATCTGAAGCTAATCAGACAATCAGAGAAGAACTAAAGGGTTTTGATAAGGAAGTACTACAGCCAGTTACTCAGCCAATAGGCGATGCTCTTTCTGCTGCCGATACAGCCGTTAGAGACGCTTTACCAAGTTTTGGTAGCCTAGGTATAGACTTGCCTAACATTAGCTTAGGAATGCTTACAGGAGGTTCTACGCTATCCCCTACACGTACTACTGATGATATATTTAAAGAAGACTTGTTTAAGTTAAAAACTAAGATAGGGATTAGTCCAGTAGAGCAGTTGCTTAGACCACCAACACAACAACAACAGGAAGTAGTAGGGCTGTACGAAGACCCTTTTGCTAGTTCTTTTGACCAGAGGAATACATTTTAATTATGACTTACTTAGAAGCAGTAAACAAAGTATTGCGTAGGCTCAGGGAGGATGAGGTAGTATCTGTATCTTCTAATCCATACAGTAAGCTAATTGGTGAGCTGGTTAATGACGCTAAGCGTATCGTTGAGGATGCTTGGGATTGGTCGTCAATGCGTACTACGCTGACTGTAGACACCACTGCCGGTGTATTCAGCTACAACCTCGTAGGCTCAGGAACAGGCCTAAAGACTTTAGATGTCATCAACGACACAAGCAATGTGTTTATGAAACAGGCTACCTCGTCTTGGATGAACAACGTATTCCTTAATCAAGAGCCTCCGCAAAGTTCTCCTTGTTACTACGCTTGGAATGGTTTTAATAACGACGGTTACGCAGTAGTGGACATCTACCCTATTCCAGATAAGGTGTATAACCTACGCTTTAACGTAGTCAACAGAGACGCAGAGTTTACTAACGACACTGATGTCCTTAACGTGCCTTCAGCTGCTGTTGTTCAGTTTGCACAGGCTATGGCTATTGAAGAGCGCGGTGAGACAGGCGGCACATCCAGTAACTCTATGATGGGTTTAGCTAAAGCTACACTGTCCGACGCTATTGCACTGGACGCTGCTCGTTTCCCTTCAGAAACTATATGGACTAATGTATAATGGCACAACCACTACAGAATCTTTCAATCGCAGCTCCTGCTTTCTTTGGGCTGAACACGCAAGACTCTCCTGTAGGCTTGTCTCCTAACTTTGCTAAAATAGCTGACAACTGTGTAATTGATACTAACGGTCGTATTGGTGCTAGAAACGGCTACAAAGAAATTACTACTAACGGTGCAGCAGTTCTTGGCACAAGTGCAGGCATAGAGCACATACAAGAGTTTATTGCTTTTGACGGTACAGTAACTGTCTTCTCAATGGGTAACAACAAGATATTTACTGGTACTACAACTTTAACTCAGATAGCATTCCCCTCTGGTTATTCCTGTACTGCTAACAACTGGAAGACTGCTTCCTTTACCAACAAGGTGTACTTTTTTCAAGCAGGACATGCTCCTCTTAAGTTTACAGCAGGTGGTACTGCTCTTGAGTTAGTTCCTAATTCAGGTAGCACAGCGCCACCGCAAGGTGACGAACTGTTGGCGGGCTTTGGTAGATTATGGATTACCTCTGTAGTAAACGAAGACTATAAGATATACGGCAGTGCCTTACTTAACGGTGACGTATGGCATGGTTCTGGTAACTCTTGGCTTACTATTGATTTAACAACTGTATGGCCTCAAGGTTACGACTCAGTGGTTGCTCTTGCTGAACACAATGGATTCTTGGTTGTCTTCGGTAAGCGTTCCATTATACTTTACTCAAATGTTGTAGGTTTGGAAGGTGGAGCAGCTGCTTCGATAACACTGGCTGACACTATTGAAGGTGTAGGTTGTGTTGCTAGAGACTCTGTACAGTCAACTGGTTCTGACCTTTTGTTTTTGTCTAACCGTGGTGTAATGTCTCTTGGTCGCTTAATACAAGAAAAGTCAATACCCCTGCGTGACATAAGTAAGAATGTACGTACAGACTTAATGGCTCGTGTCAACGATGAGTTTGCTGCTGGTAACGAACATGCTATTAGAAGTGTCTACAGTGCTAAACATGCTTTCTACTTACTGACTTTACCTGAAGCAGCGCTTGTTTATTGTTTTGATGTTAGAGCGCCTTTAGAAGATGGTTCATTTAGAGTGACCACTTGGTCTGGCCTAGAACCTCTAGCTTTGTCTGTGTTTGCTGACGATTCACTTTACATGGGTAAGCCTACAGGCATCGCTAAATACGAAGGCTATGCAGACAACAATGCTCCTTATCAGATGAGCTACTTTAGTCATCCGCTAGATTGGGGCAACACCACTAACTTAAAGTTTCTTAAGAAGTTTAACGTAACTGTTATTGGTGGCGCTGGCGCATCTGCTGTTCTTAACTGGTCTTACGATTACTCTGACAACTTCTCTAAGCAAGAGTTTAGTTTTGAGGACGTAGTGAACGAAGGAGTCTATGGAGTAGGCGAGTACAACATCAGTGAATATTCAGGCGGTGTAACAGTACAATCTCCAAGAGTAAACACAACAGGCTCAGGCACAGAAGTAACCGTAGGCGTTGAGACAACAATCAACGGCAAACCTTTTTCAATACAAAAGATAGACATACATGCCTTACTAGGGAGATTCATCTAAATGGCTAATTATACAGTAACAACAAACTTCGGTTATAAGGATTCTTTGCTATCTGGTACTGCGGGTAAGTTAATCAAGGGTACTGAGTTCACAACTGAATTCAACAACATCGCTACAGCTGTGGCTACTAAGGCTGATACTACAACAGTGAATCTTAAAGCGAACACTGCTGACGTTTTACCCCTTACGGGTGGAACTTTAAGCGGCCCCTTAACGCTAAGACCTTCAGCGTCCGTTCATCCTGTTTTAAGTTTAGTGTCAAGCGACATTGACATTGTAGATAACGACGTTATTGGTAGTGTAACTTTTGGAGGTATAGATGCTAATACTAACCCACCTATTACAGCGTCAATTAAAGGAGAAGCTACAGGCACGTGGACAAGTTCGGGCTTTGGCACTGACTTAGTTTTTTCTGTAAGTGCTGGTAGTGTCTCAAATGGAACTAACGCAGAGCGTATGCGTATAACAAGCAGTGGAACGCAGTTTACAAATACTGGCGCTACCAACGCGCCCTTAATACATTTGTATAACGGTTCTCTTCTTGCCGGTAAAATAAACACACACCAGACAAGTGGGGACGGTTACTTTAGCATAGGTAATAAAGCGTCAGGCCTCCGGTTTATTGATTATCAATCAACTAGAAACATTACACCGTATAACGTAGAGTCCAACGTAGACTCAGACAACCTTATTAACTTAGGCGCTATTAACGCGCGTTTTGATGACATTTACGCTACCAACGCTACTATCCAGACATCTGACCAGAACGAGAAGCAAGACATAGCAGAGCTGTCTGAAGCAGAGACTCGTGTAGCTGTAGCTTGTAAAGGCTTGTTACGTAAGTTCCGTTGGAAGTCTGCTGTAGAAGCTAAAGGAGATGAAGCTAGAACTCACTTTGGTATTATAGCTCAAGACTTACAGGCTGCATTTGAAGCAGAAGGTCTTGACGCCGGTGACTACGCTATGTTCACAAGCAGCACTTGGACAAACGATGAAGGTGAAGAACAAACTAGACTAGGAGTTCGTTACGCTGAACTACTTGCATTTATTATTGGAGGTATTTAAACATGTCTAACGGATTAATGGATTTAGGTCAAAACCTAGTCAACACAGCAGGTAGTTACTACGCTGGAGAACAAGGTGTTGAAGGTGCTAGAGCAGCAGGCCAAGCTGGCTTAGCTGTTGGTGGTGAGATAGGTCAAACAGCGTCTGAAGCATCACAGTTCAAACCATACACTGTAACGAGTAACTTAGCTACAGCCACAACTACCCCTGAAGGGGGCTTAGGTGTCACCCTGTCTCCCGAAGAGCAGGCTAGACAGAACCAGTACCTCCAAGGAGCACAGGGTCTGTTAGGTGGTCTAGGCGTAGGCACAGAGCAAGCTACTACTGACCTATACAATCAGATTAGAGCAGCACAGGCTCCTGAAGAACTACGTAGACAACAAGCAATGAATGAAGGTTTGTTTGCTCGTGGTCGTGGCGGTATTACCAGTGGTCAGTACGGTGGAACCTCAGAGCAGTTTGCGTATGAGAAAGCAAGACAGGAAGCAATGCTTAATGCTCAGCTAGGTGCTAGGCAGCAAGTGGGTGCAGAGCAGCTTAGAAACCTACAGTTAGGTCAAGGCTTGCAGGAAGCTGGTTATAACCCACAAGCTCAAGCTCTAGGTTTATTCGGCGCTTCTGCTATACCAGCTCAAATGGCGGGACAGGGCCAGAGAGCAGGTGCAGAACTACAAGCACAGGC